AAATTATGGCAACAACGTATAAATGGGAAATTGATCAATTAAAATGTATCCCAAAAGTAGGTAGTAAAGTAAATGTAGTAAAAGCAATATCTTATAATTATATAGGTACTGCTGATGATTCAGATAATACTCAAGGTATAATTTCTGGATCAGTATCAATACAGACAAGTGATCTTAGTAATTGGACTGCTTACGCTAGTTTATCTAAATCTGATGTTGAGGGTTGGTTAGAAGCTAATCTTACAGTAAATGATTTAAAAACTGAGGTGGATACAATAATAGATAATAAAAAAAATCCACAATCGGTATTTGTTAATGTACCTTGGTAATAAATATTATTAAAAAAACGCGAAAATAGCGTAATAATATATATAGATAATTTAAATTAAGTTTAATAAATAAATTTTAATAAAATGGCAAAAAAAGAAAAAGTAAATAAAATTAAAGAAGAGCAATTAAAAGAACTTCAATTAAAACTTGAAAGTATAAGAGAAGCTCAATTAAGATTAGGACAAATAGAATCTCAAAAGTATGATGTTATAAGCGTAATATCTACTTTCAAAAAAGATTTAAATGAATATCAAGACGCTCTACAAGAAGAATATGGTAAAGTTAGCATAAATATTCAAGATGGAACTTATGTTGACGTTGAAGAGACAGAATAATCATGGGTAGTCTAGTAAGAAAAATTAGTATAGGAAAAGACTATAAAAATGACGCTATGCACTATGCTGTTGGTCAGGAAGTATATGGTGGGCACACGATATGCGATATAATTGAACAGGATAAGAAGTTTTCTATTTTTATAAAAAAGGGGAACGAAGTATTACCATGGAAAGATTTCAATAAGAACATGGCTATAGCAGTTGAGTATAATTTAGAATACTAATGCAAAGTGTATTTGATTTTATAATAAAACCAAAATCCAATAGATACGACAATACCAAACAAATCGGTGATTCAGAATTATTGTTAAATACAGAAATTTCTGATCATCGGTATGTTAGTCGTACTGGAATTGTTTTAGCTACACCAAAATATGAAGATACTGAAATACAAGTTGGGGATGAAGTTATAGTCCATCATAATGTTTTTAGGAGATTTTATAATGTACATGGTGTAGAAAAAAATAGTAGGAGTTATTATAAAGAAGACCAATATTTTGTAAAATTAGACCAAATATTTCTTTATAAAAGAAATAATAAATGGCATGCACCTAAGGGGTATTGCTTTATTAAACCAATTGAATCAAATAATATATTATTAGAAAAAGAAGTTCCTTTAAGAGGCATTATAAAATATGTTGATAAACAGCTTAAAGATATAAATAAAAACGATTTAGTTGGGTTTACACCAAGCAGCGAATATGAATTTGTTGTTGATGGTGAAAGATTATATAGAGTATTAACTAATTCAATATCTATTAAGTATGAACGTCAAGGAAACGAAAAAGAATATAATCCAAGCTGGGCAGCGAGCTGTTGATGAGCTTATAAAAGTTGCTAAAGAACCCATTGTTGATTCAGATGATGATATATCAGCGGATAGATTAAAAAATGCTGCAGCTACAAAAAAATTAGCTATATTTGATGCTTTTGAGATATTAAATAGGATTGAAGAAGAAAAAGCTTTATTGGATAATAAACCTTTAGAAAATAAAGAAAAAAGCTTTTCAGGGTTTGCAGAAAAGAGATCTAAGTAATGTATAAGCAAATATTGTATAACATTATAGAGCCTATAAAAATCAATACTATTAAAAGGCTTAATAAAGCAAAAAAGTGGAAATACGGATATAACAAAGAGCATGATATAATTGTTATAAGTAAAACAGGGGTAATAGGTGAGATATATGAGATACAAAATCTTAAAATAGCTTTGCCAAAACAACCTAAGCAAGTATTTAAAGGTAATGATAAATGGGAAGTTCAAGTTTATCCAAAAGAATTAAATAAAATAAAAACAATATTTGATTGGCGAGATTTACCTTCTGATTTCAAAAATAAATGGCACACATATATTGATTCAGAGTTTAGTAAAAGGGAAGATGGATATTGGTTTTATAACAAAGGCAAACCTACTTATATCACTGGTACTCATTATATGTATCTGCAATGGGCTAAAATTGATGTAGGTAAACCGGATTTTAGAGAAGCAAATAGGTTATTTTATATATTCTGGGAAGCTTGTAAAGCAGATAAAAGATGTTATGGAATGTGTTATCTTAAAAATAGACGTTCTGGGTTTTCTTTTATGGCTTCAGGTGAAGTTGTAAATTTAGCAACAATATCTAGTGACTCTAGATATGGTATATTATCTAAGTCTGGTGCTGATGCGAAAAAGATGTTTACAGATAAAGTGGTTCCTATTTCTGTTAACTATCCGTTCTTTTTCAAACCAATACAGGACGGCATGGACCGACCTAAAACTGAACTTGCTTACCGTGTTCCGGCTAGTAAATTCACAAGAAGAAAACTTACATCTAATGAAACTATAGAGGATATTCAGGGACTAGATACTACAATTGACTGGAAAAATACTGGCGATAACTCTTATGATGGTGAAAAACTTGCTCTTCTTGTACATGATGAAGCAGGTAAATGGGAGCGTCCAGAGAATATTTTAAATAACTGGAGGGTTACAAAAACTACATTAAGATTAGGTAGTAGAATTATAGGAAAATGTATGATGGGTTCAACAAGTAATTCATCAGACAAAGGAGGAGAAAACTTTAAAAAATTATACCATGACTCAGATGTTACCAAAAGAAACCGCAATGGGCAGACTCGCTCGGGACTCTATTCTTTGTTCATTCCTATGGAATGGAACTTCGAAGGATTCATTGATTCTTATGGAATACCTGTATTCGAAACACCAGAAACTCCCGTCGAAGACGTACATGGAGAGGAAATTAACATCGGCGTTATTGAACATTGGGAAAATGAAGTTGAGGGATTAAAAGGTGATCAAGATGCTTTAAATGAATTTTATAGGCAGTTCCCAAGAACTACAGAGCATGCTTTTAGAGATGAAACTAGAAATAGTATCTTCAATTTAGCAAAGATATACGAGCAAATTGATTATAATGATGAGGTTGCAAATTTATCTCAAGTTACCGTTGGTAGTTTTTCATGGAAAAATGGTATTAAAGATACAAAAGTGCAATTTACACCAAATCCCAGTGGAAGGTTTAAAGTTAGCTGGGTACCAAGAATAGAATTACAAAATAATATTATAATTAAAAATGGTGTAAAATATCCAGGTAATGAACATATGGGTGCTTTTGGATGTGACTCATATGATATATCAGGTACAACAGATGGGCAGGGTTCTAAAGGAGCTTTACATGGGTTGACTAAGTTTAGTATGGAAAATGCTCCTGCCAATATGTTCTTTTTAGAATATATAGCTAGACCACAAACTGCAGAAATGTTTTTTGAAGATGTATTAATGGCATTAGTATTTTACGGTATGCCACTATTAGCAGAAAATAATAAACCAAGATTATTATATTATTTAAAAAGAAGAGGTTATAGGCGTTATTCAATGAATAGGCCTGACAGATTAAAAAATAAATTATCTGTTACAGAAAAAGAAATAGGTGGAATACCTAATTCTAGTGAGGATATAAGGCAAGCTCATGCTGCTGCAATTGAAACTTATATAAATGATTATGTTGGGATTGTAAATGATGGGCAATATGGAGATTTATATTTTAACAGAACATTAAACGATTGGGCTAAATTTGATATAAATAAAAGAACAAGGTTTGATGCCGCTATAAGTTCAGGCTTAGCGATTATGGCGTGTAATAAAAATAGGTATAAACCTAATGCAGAGCGAGTAAAACAAAAACTTAACATTACTTTAAACAAATACGAAAATAAAGGAACTTTATCAAAAATAATAAAAAATTATGGCTGAATCAGTTATGAAAGACTACTTTCCAAGTCAAGCAGTTAATGATGATGAAAAATTATCGTTTTCTTATGGCTTAGATGTTGCAAAAGCTATAGAAAATGAGTGGTTTAAAAAAACATCTGGTATTAACAGATATTTACAAAACCAAAATAATTTTCATAAATTAAGATTGTACGCACGAGGCGAACAAAGTATACAAAAATATAAAGATGAATTATCTATTAATGGTGATTTATCATATCTTAATTTAGATTGGAAACCTGTTCCTATAATACCTAAGTTTGTAGATATAGTTGTAAATGGTATCGCAGAAAGAACTTATGATATAAAAGCATTTGCACAAGATCCAAATGGCGTTAATAAAAGAACGGCTTATATGGAAAGGTTATTAGTTGATATGCAAACAACCCAAGTAACCGATTTTATTCAACAAAATTTTGGTATTTCTTTACAATCTACTCCAGGACAAGATTTACCTGAGAATGATGAGGAGCTTCAATTACATATGCAGCTAAACTATAAGCAAGCTGTTGAAATAGCTGAAGAACAGGCAATTAGTACTGTTTTTAATTTAAATAATTATGAATTAACTAAGAAAAGATTTTATTATGATTTAACTGTTATAGGTGTAGGGTGTGTTAAAAATACATTTAGTAATTCAGAAGGTATTAAAATTGAATATGTTGATCCTGCTAATTTAGTATATTCACATACAGAATCTCCATATTTTGATGAAGTATACTACGTGGGTGAAATGAAAACTATAACCTTAGTTGATCTTAAAAAAGAATTTCCAGATTTAATGGATGATGATTTACAGAGTCTACTTAAAAATGGTGGTGCAAATTATAATTTATATAATAGGAATACAACTGGTTCTAATAAAAAAGATAATAATTCAATAGAGGTTTTATATTTTAATTATAAAACTTATATGAATGAAGTTTATAAAGTAAAAGAAACAGCTACAGGCGCTGAAAAAATTATTAAAAAATCTGATGCATTTAACCCTCCACCTAATGCAAAAGGTCTAAGATTTGAGCGTATTGCAAAAAATGTAGAGGTACTGTATGAAGGTGTATATATACCCGGTGCTAAAAAGCTATTAAAATGGGGTATTGCTGAGAATATGCTTCGCGAAAAAAGTGATGTAAATAAAGTAAAGTTAAATTATTCAATAGTTGCACCTAGAATATATAATGGCAAAGTTGAATCATTAGTTAGCAGAATAACAAGTTTTGCTGACATGATTCAGTTAACGCATTTAAAAATACAACAAATATTATCTAGGATGGTACCAGATGGTGTCTATGTTGATGCTGATGGTCTTGCTGAAGTTGATTTAGGTAATGGTAGTAATTATAATCCACAAGAAGCATTAAACATGTTCTTCCAAACTGGTAGTATTATAGGGCGCTCATTTACAGCTGATGGTGAAATGAATCCTGGTAAAATACCAATTCAAGAAATAAATAATGCTGCTGGTACAGGTAAATTATCAGCTTTAATTAGCACTTATAATTATTATATGCAAATGATTAGGGATGCTACAGGATTAAATGAGGCTAGAGATGCAAGTACACCAGATGCTAATGCTTTAGTTGGTATTCAAAAACTAGCAGCCGCTAATAGTAATACAGCAACTAGACATATATTACAGAGTGGACTGTTTTTAACTACAGAAACTGCTGAAAAAATATCATTAAGAATATCTGATGTTTTAGAGTATTCTCCAACAGCGAATGCTTTTATACAATCTATTGGTGCTCATAATGTTGCAACATTAGAAGAAATGTCAGAATTACATTTACATGATTTTGGTATATTCTTAGAATTAGAACCAGATGAAGAAGAAAAGCAATTATTAGAAAATAATATACAAGTTGCTATTGCGCAAAATAACATACATCTTGAGGACGCTATAGATATTAGAATGATAAAGAATGTTAAATTAGCGAATCAATTGTTAAAGCTTAGAAGGAAAAAGAAAGCGCAAGAAGATATGCAAAAAAATCAAGCTAATATTCAAGCGCAGGCACAGGCAAATGCTCAAGCACAACAAGTAGCAGCACAAGCAGAGGTCCAAAAACAGCAAGCTTTAACGCAAAGCAAAATTCAATTAGAGCAAGCTAAAGGGCAGCTTGAAATGCAGAAGTTACAAGCAGAAGCAGCATTGAAAAAAGAATTAATGGATTTAGAGTTCCGATATAATATGCAACTGCATGGGGCTAAGAATGATGTTGAAAAAGAAAAAGTAAAAGAAAAAGAAGATCGTAAAGACGAACGAACAAAAATACAAGCAAGCCAACAAAGCGAGCTTATAGATCAACGTAAAAATAACTTACCACCAAAAAGTTTTGAATCTGGTGGGAATGATATTATGAGCGGTGATTTCGACTTAGGGGCATTTGATCCTAAGTAATTATTAATTAATCATATAATATTTTATTATGGCAGAAGAAATTAAAGCAAAAGTTGTAGAGACAGAAGAATTGTCTATACAAGAAAAAGAAGAAGTGGTACAGAAAAACTCAGGTTTTGACGAAGAATCTGGTATGTACAAAGTAGATTTAACACAGCCTCCAAAACAAGAAGAAACAAAAGAAGAGCCAGTGCAAGAAGCTCCTGCTGAAGAAGTTGTTGAGGAAGTTGTTGAAGAAAAATCTGAAGAAAAAGAAGAGGAAGTCGCAGAAGAATCAATAATTGAAGAAATTACAAATGAAAAAGATACAACTGACGACCCAGGAGTGGAAGGAAGCATTGAAGCTACCGACACCACACCGGAACAAGAAGAAGTATTACAGAAAACAGAAACACAAGAACAAGTAGATTATCCTGAAAATATTCAAGAACTAGTTAAGTTTATGAATGAAACAGGAGGTACACTTGAAGATTATGTGGCATTAAATAAGGATTATGACAAGTTTGGGCAGATGGATTTACTCCATGAATATTATACTCAAACAAAACCGCATTTAACTGCAGATGAAATTGTGTTTTTAATTGATGATAAATTTTCTTATGATAAAGAAGTAGACGACCCTAAAGATATTAAAAGGAAAGAATTATCTTTTAAAGAAGAAGTTGCGCAAGCAAAAAATCATTTAAACCAATTAAAAGATAGTTATTATAGAGAAATTAAAGGGGGTTCAAGGTTAACACCTGAAGCCCAAAAAGCTATGGATTTTTTTAATAGATATAATGAAGAATCTGAAGCTAATAAAAAAACAACACAATCTCAGAGAGATGTGTTTAACAATAAAACCAATTCGCTTTTTAACGATAAGTTCAAAGGTTTTGAATACAACGTAGGAGAAAAGAGATTTAGGTTTAATGTGAAGAATGTAAATGAGGTTAAAGAAAACCAGAGCGACATCAATAACTTTACTAAGAAGTTCTTAGATAAAGAAAATAAGATGGCTGATGCTCCTGGCTATCATAAAGCTTTATTTACCGCGATGAATTCCGACGCTATTGCTCAGCACTTTTATGAGCAGGGAAAATCAGATGCTATTAAAGAATCTGTTAAAACTGCAAAAAATATCAATATGGACCCACGGTCAGCGCACCAAGAGGTAGAAGTTGGTGGTATAAAAGCAAGAGTTATTAGTGGAGATGATTTGTCTGGAATTAAACTAAAATTAAAAAACTATTAAAAATTAAAACAAAATGGCAACAAACGTTTCATTTGCTGGCCCGGTGGCCGGCAGTATAGTTACTCCTGCAGCTCAGAAAATGACGCTACAGAGCAACTATTTAAATTTTCATACAGGTGGTGTAAACTGGGCACAACAGTATTTACCTGAACTGTATGCTCAAGAGGTTGAAAGATATGGCAACAGATCTGTTTCTTCATTCTTGAGAATGGTAGGTGCTGAAATGCCTATGGCTTCTGATCAAGTTATTTGGTCTGAGCAAGGTAGATTACACTTAGCCTATACTGGAGAAATTAATCCTGTTACAGGTGCAATCGATGCAATTGTAGGGATTGATTCTGGTGCAACAGAAGCACACGCAATTAGAAAAGGAGCTACAGTTGTAGCTGTCGTTAATAGCGTTGTATTTAGAGCTTTTGTTACAGTCGGTGTTGAAACTGCAACTAACGCATTAACTATTAAGCCCTATGGTGCTGAAAATGTTGATGATTTATCTGGCATCGCAACAACTGATAACCAAGCAATTAAATTCTTTGTTTATGGTTCTGAATTCGGAAAAGGTTCTGCAAGTATGACTGAATCCGTAGAGCCTGTATTCAAATCTTTCACTAATAAGCCAATGATTATCAAAGATCACTTTGAAATTTCTGGTTCTGATACTGCTCAAATTGGGTGGGTTGAAGTAAGTGGAGAATCTGGACAAGCAGGTTACCTATGGTACATGAAAGCTGAAGGAGATACTAGAGTAAGATATGAGGACTATTTAGAAATGAGTATGATTGAAGCAGAAAAATCTCATGCAAACGCAGTAGCGGATGTACCAGATGGTTCTGAAGGATTATTATCTGCAATAGCAAACAGAGGTATTGTATCAACGAATCAATTTGATTCTTCTACACCTGCCGCTGATAAACTTGCTGAGTTTGATTTATTATTAAAAGAATTAGACAAGCAAGGTGCAATTGAAGAGAATATGATGTTCTTAGATAGAGACGCTAATTTATACATTGACGATTTACTTGCAGGGTTAAACCCACATGTAACCGGAGGTGTAAATTACGGAGTATTTGAAAACTCTGCTGACATGGCTCTTAATTTAGGTTTTACTGGATTTAGAAGAGGTTCTTATGACTTTTACAAGACTGACTGGAAATATCTTAATGATGCTTCTACAAGAGGTCACGTAGGTGGTTTAAAAGGACTTTTAGTACCTGCTGGTACATCTTCAGTTTATGACCAACAATTAGGTAAAAACGTTAGGAGACCTTTCTTACACGTAAGATATAGAGCTTCTGAAATGGATGATAGAAGAATGAAATCATGGATTACTGGTTCTGTAGGTGGAGCATCTACAACTGGTGTTGATAAGATGGAAATTCACTATCTTTCTGAAAGATGTTTAGTAACACAAGCTGCTAACAACTTTATCAGATTTGATTCTTAACAATTAATTTAAGGGGATGGGTGCTCCGGCACCCTGACCTTTATTATAACTTTTATTATATTATATTATGGAAAAAATAAAACAAGAACAACCAGTTGAAAAGGTTGTTAAAAAACCTGTAGAGGTTAAAAAACCTGTAGAGGTTAAAGAACAATACAAAGACAAGGTGTATGAATTAAATTTAAATCAAACACCTATTGTATATGTATTAAAGAGTAGAGGTCTTTTTTGGTTTGATGAGGACCTTGGTTATGAAAGAGAAATGAAATATTGTGAAAATCAAAGAACAATATTTGTAGATGAAATGAAAGGACCAGAAAGATTAAGTCATATTTTATTTAGAGATGGACAATTATTTGTCCCTAAAGAAAAGCAAACATTACAAAAATTTTTAGATTTACACCCTTGGAATGGGACTAAATTTAAAGAATATAATCCTGTAAAAATTGCTGAAAATGATATGCAATATCTTGAAGCTGAAATTCAAGCATTAAACACAGCTCAAACGCTGGAAGTTGATAGAATGGAGGCTATATTAAGATCAGAGTTTGGAAATAAGGTATCTAGCATGAGTTCTAAGGAGATAAAAAGAGATAGCTTACTATTTGCTAGGCAAAATCCTTACTTGTTCTTAGAATTAGCGAATGATGAAAACATAAATATTAGGAATGTTGGAATCAAGGCTGTTGAAATGGGTATAATTAAGTTATCAAATGACCAAAGAACATTTATGTGGGGTACAAATGATAGAAAACTTATGACAGTACCATTTGATGAAAATCCATATTCTGCTTTAGCTGCATACTTTAAAACCGACGAAGGTATTGAAGTATATCAAACTATTGAGAAAAAACTAAAGTAAACAAATGTAGGTAGAGGCCTGCTTTTGTGGGCCTTTAACCTATAATAAAAATATAATGGCAGTAAACGTAAACACAGTATACCAAAGGGTATTAGCTATAACAAATAAAGAACAACGAGGTTATATAACGTCTCAGGAATTTAATACATTTGCAAATCAAGTACAATTAGATATACTTGAGCAATACTTTTATGATTTAAATCAATTTGGGAGAGTTCCTGGTAACCATAGCGAATACGCCGATATGCTCGCTATAATAGAAGAAAAAATAAGTTTATTTGAAAAAACAAATCAAACTGTAACTAGCGGGACAACTTTACCCGCTGATTTATATAGATTAGGCTCTATCGTATTTAACGGTGCAGAGGCTGAATCCATGACTCAAAAAGATTATCTATATATAACACAATCACAATTAGTAAAACCAACAAACGATTTCCCTATGTATATTAGAGACGCTTCTGGCGTTAAAGTATATGGATCTAATGCCGCAGGTGCAATTGAACAAAAAACATCAGGTGTTACTTGTAATTATATTAAAGAACCAACAACCGTTTCTTGGGCTGCTAATAGTACAACTGGTTTATACGATTCAGCATCATCTGTTAATTTCGAATTACATGAATCAGAAGAAACAGAAATAGTAATAAAAATATTAGCATTAGCTGGGATAGCATTAAAAGATAATTCTATATATGCAATGGCTAGTGGAGAAGACACTAAAAACGTATCACAAGAAAAATCATAATAAATGGCACTCATAAATCAAACACATTATCAGTATTATACGCCAGGACAAAAGTTTACAGCGACTGCAAACCAAACTGAGTTTTTATTAACATTAGATCCCTTGCCAACGGCTGAATCAAAATTTATTGTTTTTATTAACAATATAGAGGTAGATGATGATTTATATACTTATTCCCAAACCGGGGGTAATGCAGGTAAAGTAATATTTTCTGCTGGTAGAACAGTTGGTGATATTGTTGAAGTTAAATTAATAAATCCCATTATTTCTGGTAATTATAGATATATATCTTTATCAAATATAGTTACTAATTTTATGATTTCATATGTTGGTCAAGATAAAATAATTCCTAAAATAAAAAGGGCAGATGTATTATTCCATGCTAAGAGAGGAATACAAGAATTTAGTTATGATATATCTAAGGTTGAAAAAATACAAGAAATTGAAATACCGGATAGCTTGGCAATGGTTATGCCACAAGACTATGTGGATTATGTACAAATTTCACGCATAGATGATGTTGGATATGAACATGTTTTATACCCTGCAAGATTTACATCAATACCATCTGAATCTATAGCTCAAGATAGTGATGCTGGGTATTTATATGATAATGATGATAGTTTATTAACACAAGTACCGGCTACACAAACTAGATTTAAAGAAGCTACTAATACAACTATTGATGATTCTTTAGATAATATAAATACTGTTAATGAAAGACATGATGAATATGGAAGAAGATTTGGTATAAATCCTGAATTAGCTTCTAAAAATGGTCAGTATCTAATTGATGAAATAAATGGTAAAATACATTTTAGCTCTGATTTAGTTGGAAAAATTATAACCTTAAAATACATATCTGACGGTATGGGTACTGATGCTGAAATGCGCGTCCATAAATTAGCAGAAGAAGCAATATATAAGCATATTGTTTATTCAATTGTTAGTTCAAGAGTGAACTTCCCCGAATATATTGTGCATAGATATAAAAGAGATAGGTTTGCGGCAATGAGAACAGCTAAATTACGTTTAGCTAATCTTAATCCACGCGAGCTTGCACAAGTAATGAGAAATAAATCCAAAGTAATAAAACACTAAAGTATGCCAGAAATTAAAAATGCTTTTATCCAAGGTAAAATGAATAAAGACCTTGATGAAAGATTAATTCCTAATGGTGAATATAGAGACGCACTAAATGTTGACGTTGATTTTTCAGACGGCAGCAGTGTAGGTGCCCTAAAAAATATTAAAGGGACTACACAGAAAGATTCTATATCCCTGTCATCAGCTACATGTATAGGTAATGTTAAAGATACTGAAAATAGTAAAATATATTGGTTTATAACATCTTCCGCAAAAGATTTAATATCTGAGTGGAATTATTCAACAAACGCATATGATACAATATTAGTTGACAGCGGTAGTGTATTAAATTTTAATACTAATAATTTAATAACAGGTGCAAATGTTATTGACGGTATATTATACTTTACAGATAACTTAAATGAACCAAGACAAGTAGATATTGAATATTGGAGGAGCCAAACATCTGGTTCTACTGGTACAAGTACTGGATTAACAGCGGAAAGAATAACTGTTATTAAAAAATCACCTTTAGCTGCTCCAACACTAAGTATGAGTAGTTCTACAAGGGGAGGAACTGGTACAGCAGGAGGTAATACAGTAACTTGTAGTATAGATTTATCTGCTTCAGCAGGTAGTGATTTACAAAATGCAAAAGACGCAGGGGCTACTGTTAGCGGTACTTTTAGTGCAGATCCAAATTATCAAGCTAATGATATTATAATATTTAGTTTTGATTTCTCTGCTTCAGATGGTGAAATAACAAAAACAGAAGCTAGAATAAAAATGGCATCAAATTATGATGGTGGTACAGGTTTTTCAGGCGCTGAAATATTAACAATAAGCAAACAAGTTAGAGGGGCCGCTGTTGCTTACACATGTTTACTGCAAGAAGACGACCCTCTTTTTGAAAGAAAATTTCCAAGATTTTCATATAGATATAAATATAATAATGGACAATATTCTTGTTTAGCTCCATTTTCTAATCCAGCATTTTTACCTGATTCAACAGTAGGTAGTGGTACTGGGTTTGAATATAATGCAGAAGATGGATATAATAAATCAATGGTTAATACATTACGCGCATTAACATTACAAAATTTAGACAGCAATGTTCATGCTGATGTTGATGAAATTGATATAATCTATAGGGAATCTGTTGGTACAAACGTTTATATTGTAGATACAATTAAAAGACAATCAAATGGTAGTTTAGCAACCACATTTGAAGTTAAAGATGAACAAATATTTAAAGTTTTACCTTCAAATCAATTATTAAGATTATTTGATAGTGTTCCTAAAAAAGCAAAAGCCCAAGATGTAAGCGCGAATAGATTAATATATGGTAATTATACACATCAATTTGACTTGCCTGTTGCACCTGTAGCATTTGAGGTGGGATTAAGAAATAGATATGACCCTACTGATTCAAATAGAAATGAAAGACAATCTATAAAATCAAATAGAACATATCAAGTTGGTGTTGTATATATGGATTTATATGGTAGACAAACACCTGTTTTAACAGATAAAACTGGTATTATAAAAGTACCACAAGGGCAAGCTAAAAATATGACCCAATTAACTGCAAAAATAACAACATCTGCCCCGGCGTTTGCAACAAACTATAGATATTTTATTAAAGAAATATCATCTTTGCAATATAATTTATGTGCAGATAGTTTTTATCAAGATGATCAAGGATATGTATATGTATCATTCCCTTCTGCAGAAATAAATAAAGTTGATGTTGATGATATATTAATATTAAAAAAGAAAACAGGTAATGACCCTTCCGA